AATTTGTTTCAGATACTACTGCTGTTCCAATTTTTGCAAAACCATTAATACCAGGTACAGAAGTTACATATACAGCTGATGCACCAATTAACCAACTTTTTGCAGGTAATACAGATAAAACCGCATTAAGAGACTTTGTAACACAACTTTCAAAGAAAAAAAATGTAGCTGAATACAAAGGCTACAGAGTATACTATCTTCCAACATGCAAAGAAATTTTACAACATTTAGTTCAAGGTGTAGTCGGTGCTCACATGGGTACTAAACTTCCATCAGGTGCAGGTGGTACTACAGATGCCGAAGTAATTACACATGCTGTAAATGATACACACGTAAGCCAAATGTCATTAGATAGATGGTTAAATACATCACCTTTTAGCGAAGTTAGTGCTTTAGGTAGAGCAAACTATGATGCAAGAGTAAAAATGGTACAAGATAAAATGGTAGAAAGTGCCGTAGCTGAAGGTCAAGCTGCATTTATGGACATTAAAAAAGCCCCTGGTTTATTAGCTGCATTACCATTCCCATCTGGTACACCCAGAAAATCTGTTGAATCTGCACCATATGGAACAGTACTTGCTAGTATGATTCCTGTTAAATACACTGTAGCAGTATCTAATCCAGCAATGAGAGGTGGTTCTGCATCAGCTCATGCTCCTTTATACCCATCTGCAGTCATGAACGGTGGTTCTGCACCTTTTGCAATGTATGGTGGTGATGATAAATCAGTTGCTAATCTTGTTGCAAAATTTGCATCAATGGAAGAACAATTTAAACGTAACTCAGGTAAAGATTTAAATACAATAACTGGTGCAACATCACCAGTTGCAGTAGCAAAAAAACTCGGAGATGATATTACAACTCTCGTTACTGCACAAACAAAACTCCAAAATGCTCTCTTAGCCTTATCAACAGCACCATATGCCCAAGGTGTAGAATTTAAATCTTCTGATTACGAATCATTAGCCAAAGCTGGACAAGAAATTAACGAAAAAGCTGCTAAAGTTTCCAGAGGTTGGGATAAATTATCCAGAATTCACGATGCACTTGAAGAATTACTCATGAAATCAAAACAAGTCGCCCTCTCCGGTGGCTTACACAATGCCCTCAAACATTAAATATTTACTGAATAAATAAAAATTAAAATATTTTATTTATTTTTCTATTACAAAAACATGGAGTATTCATTATTAGATATTTGTGACATAGATTGTAAAAATCTAAATTTAGTAGAATTACAACAAATATTAACTGAAAATGAACTTAAAAAAATTAAAGATTCATGTTCAAATCCTATTACAAATAATGTAGTAAAATCAGAAATAGATTCAGATTCTATTTTAGAACAATTAAATGAATTATTAAAATCAGAACCTGAAATTTCACAACCAATACAACCTACACCAATACAACCAACACAACCCATTACTCAAACACTACAAGGACCAAAATTATTAACTGCACCTCTTACTACAAGAATTAATAGAGTTCCATTAAAACCATCAAGTAGTTTAAAAAGTTTTGCAATATCAATGACCGGCGGCTCAAGTCTAATTGGTATAAATATATCTATTGATAAAATAACAAAATTATTAAATGTATCTGATCAACAATCAGAAATAATGACATATTATTATAATAATGATATAGAAACAATTAATAATGAATCAATACCCAAAGTATTAAATATGGATGAACTTATTTTAATTGAAGCTGCTTTAAAATATTATGACTTTATTGAGAAAAAATATGAATCTATTTTTGATGTTATTAGTTCAGATGCAATAAATAGTATACCTCAAGAATTCAGATATAATTTTTATGATATTGTCAAAAGAGATAAAAATATATCAAGTGAACAAATAGATGAATTCAATATTAAAGTTAATAATATTAAAAAATTAATGTATAATTTAAAAATGAGAAATCAAAATAATATTACATTTGAACTATTAAATAAATATATGATTAACGTATCTAAACCATCACAAATGGGTGGAAAAAGTAAACAAAAAGATAAAATTGTTGAAGAAGAAATTAATGACAAGATTAGACGATTATCTGAATATCTTAGAAAACAAAAGAAACAAAAAGGTGGTGCATCATCACCAGAAGTAGATAAAATAAAAAAAGAAATTGATGATTATGAAACTGGAATTAAAGATCCAGCAATTACTTCGGATATTAAAAAACAAAGAACAAAACAAATAATTCAAAGAGCAAATCAATGGGTAGATACATTATTAACTTTAAATATTGCAAAGAAAGTAATAGTAGATAATGATTTTGGAATTGCAATATTTAAATTAGAAAAAATTCAACAATTTGATAACTTAGATGATGTAATAAAATTTACAAATGAATATGCTAGTGTATTAAACTTTAAAAATAGAGATAGAGATAATAATGTATTCCCAGAAATAAGAGTCATTACTAAAATTGGTAATGCAAAACCATTAAATTTTACAGATAAATTACAATCATATTTTGAAAATAGATATAGTAAATTACAAAATAAAAAGATTGATGTTTCCAAATATATTATTGTAAATGCAAATGAACCATTACCACCACCTCAACAAGGATATGAACCAATACAATATATTAAATATCCTACAAGAGAAGAAGCAATTAAATTAATAGATTTATTCAAAGTATTATTAAATATTCAAAGCGGTGGTCAAACTGAATATGTTTTATTAAAATCAAAACCAGACCAATCACAATTAATAGAATCATGTTTTACATCAAGACAATATACTAAATTTTTAAGAATGATGACAGATTATTTAAAAGCACATGACCAAGATTTAGATAAACCAGAATTTGATAAAATGAAAAAAGACCTTGAAACATTACAAGATATTGAAAAGAAATTAGTAGATTTATATACAATATTTAATAATTATAAGAAGATAAATGACCAATTTCCACAAAATATTCAAAAACCAGTTACTGTTGAACATATTAAAGAAACATTAAAAGACAATAATATTTTAATTGATAAATATGGTGTAATAAATAATAATATTATTAACTTAGTAAAAGATATTGAAAAATACTTAATATTAACAGAAAATATTGCAGAAGTTAAAGAAAATCCAAATATTAAAATGGAATTGGATAATCTTTTAAACACAAAAACACAATCTGGTGGTGCTAACTCTCAACCAATGAAAAAATTTACACCGTTCCAAGAACGTGAATATTTTACAACTGATACATTTAAAAAGATTTTAAAACAAATGGATGAATAATTAATTATCGAAAACAACTCGTGCTCTACCATTTTCAATCTTAAGCACGTTATATGAATTAGAATATACTCTAACTAATGCAGGATTTGTGTAAGATACACTTCTACTTAATATTAATTGTAGAACTATATCATCAATTCTGCTAAAATTACAAGCACCAGATGGTTGATAATCTTCAGGAGCAAAAGCAAATGAAAACACTAATATACCTGGTTGAGGAGAATTAGAATGACCACGAAATACTTCTAATAATTCAAAATAATTAGATGGTCTCATACTAACTCTATCTTTACCATTTAATAATAATGCTGCTTGTTGAATTAATGTTTTACTAGTGGTTAATACACCATCAGTGTAATTAAATACATCACGTAAGCCACCAGTTACAAGATATTGTGGTTGTACTCTAAAAAATAATTCTTTGGTTGGATGAATAAATCCTAATTTAATTTGATTAGCAGAATTATACAATACTCTTTCAGTATCATATTGGCAATATTCAAACAATATTTCTAATGAAGCTCTAGAAAATTTTAATTTTTCTTGATCACCAAGGAAGAAATAATCAACATATAAATAACTAGAATTTAATGTAAGATTATTCAAGAAACTTAATGTAGTTGATTTACTAATATATGCAGTTTCAGTACCAACAACATTTGTAGAGTAATTTGTATCTACACCAATAATCGGACCATTTGTTCCAGATGTAGTTAAAAAACTTGCACTATTATTAATTCTAATATAATTTAGTGTTTGTGTTACAGCATTAAATGAAATAAATTTATTATATACAATATTATTACCTTGTGTTTGTTGAATAATTTCACCAAATTGATAGTTGACTACATTACTTGATACAGTAATACTATTTGTTGGACCGTAAATTAAACATTCATTTAATGGATTAAATTGTACATTAATTTTAACATCAGAATGATACATAGATATTAATGGTAATGGTAACATTTGTCTACAAAATCCAAATAATAATGGAATCCATAATATATATGCAGGTTTACCAGCAGTTAATGTAAATATTTCTGGTCTATTACCAATAATATGTTCAATATAATTAATTCTAGTTAATTCAAACCAAATATTCATCCAATCACCATATTGTCTATCAATAACTCTACCCCCTATTTCAAATTCAATATAATTTATTAAAGCAAAACCAATTTTTTTATTCCAAGCACTCAATACACTAACACCATTAAACGTCGCCGGTATTGCTGGCAGCTCTACATATAAATATATCTTCCCCATCATATCACCGTTTTTTGATAAAACAACAGAAACTTTATTACCAAAATTTGGAGTTAAATTAAAATACTGCGGGATAGATTCATAAGAAAAATTAGAATACCTTTGATAAGTAGCATGAAAAAAAGTAATTTCTGGTTTGCTAGTTAAATATATATCTTGTTCGCCATAGGCCACTAATTGAACTTGACCGTTTACCATAATATTAATTAATTTATTTTTCTTTATCTTTAAAAATAAATTAAATTTCAAATGCCAAACCTGCCTGTCCTCCCATAATTCTTAATAAATTATAACTTCTAGCAATTATGTTAAGGTTATATGGTATAGGATCTGTTTCTACAGTAAAATATGCATCTCCTAAAATAGAAAAATTACAAGAACCAGAAGGTTGGTATTCATCTGGATGTCTACAGAAACTATAGACATGAATACCAGATACAGGAATATTTGGATATAAATAATAATTCATACCAGTTGTTTGGTCTCTCGTTAAGTTAAATCTTTGTTGTCCATTTAATCTTAATTCAGTATTATTAATAGGTGATTTACTTGGGTATGGATAAGTAGTTACTAAACCATTAGCAACAGCAGGTATATAAGCTAAACTTGGATTTGCAGCGTATAGTGTTTTCCAATATGTTCTAGATAATGTAGTAACTGGATTTACTTCATCATATCTATCATAGTTAGATAATACTTTGTAAAATTTAGATTCTGTATAGTTAAAATATTGTTTATTTTGAATATTAATTAATGGTTGTGCATACCAATATATATCTTTAACTGGATTTGCTAAATTAATCTTAGTTGAGAAATGTGAAGTATTATTGTAATATGAACGATAATTTTCTTGTTCGATTAAATATTCATGTTTACTTTTAGCAAAAATATCTCTTTCCTTTTTATCTAAATAAATATATTTTAATGCTAAACTCAATTTGGGTTTACCACTGACAGCAATAGCAGTTAATGGGTCCATAATAACTAAATTTTCTAATTTCTCCATTTGAATGACTAATTTTACATCAGAATGTAATAATGCAATTAATGGAATACTTAATCCAGCATTTTTATATCTATTAAAATAAAATGGTAATACATTATTTAATGTATATGGTGGTTTTACATTATTATTAAAAGCAGTTAATTGAGGTACATTACCAGTCATTATATATGTTCCTTTTATTTGACCAACAGGTGTAAATGATTGTGCCATTACATTTATAAAATCAGCCGTTAATTTTTCGATAGAAGTAGTATTAATATATAATTCAACATATTGTGTAATATAACGTCCCATATCTTCAATCCATGCATATCTTGCAGGATTTTTAATCAAAGTACTTACAACTGCAATTTCATTATTCACTGCATTTTGTCCTGTATAATTTCTAACTTCATTATTATAAGATTGTAAAAAGTTATTTTGAATAGTTGTTGTATTCGTAATTAATTGATTGTCTCTAACAGTATCTAAACACAATGATGCTTGAACATTAATTTCTTTATTATTTAATATTGTATTATTATAATATTCAAACGTGTGTGTTGCTGCGACGAAATTTTGACCTAAAAATGTATATTGAAATTGGGTGGGAACATTTAATACATTTATATTTTTGTTAGCGAGTTGTCCCAAAATATCAGAAATAAATAAATTTAATGTATTTGCATTTTGAGAAACACCATTTGATAAAGGATCCGATTGTAATATTAAATACCCATCGTAATTATTATATTGTGAACCAAATGTTGGCATATTATTATATGTATATAATCCATAAGACTGTAAGAAATATGATGGTGTAGTTTTACTAGTTACATCAAATGTAGTATATACACCAATATAACTAGAACCTGTTGAGCCAGTTGAGCCAGTGGAACCAGTAGAACCAGTAGAACCAGTTGGTCCAGGATACAAACTTACATTCCAATTATAATATGTACCAGCTATCACACCAGATGATATGATAATATTATACTGAGTAGTAATAATATCACTAATAGAATCAACTGTTCCATACATGTAATCATATGCACTATTTAATACAGAATCTATTTTTACAGTATTACCTACCGCTAATGTAGGAAGATTTCCAATAGATTGAGTAGCACCAGAATCATATATAACTAATAATCCATTATTTATAATATCAAACGTTTGAATTAAATTACCTGCAATACTTACCACCCAATTACTATAAGTTCCATTACCAGATACATATGTGACATTAATATTATAAATTGGTATTGTAAGTGGATTTGTTATAGAAGTAACTGTACCAATCATATAGTTAGCATTGTATGAATAAATTATAATTGTATTTCCTACAACTAATGTAGGTAATGCTCCTTGAATACTATCAGATGTACCATTAGCAGTATTAATTTGTAAACTACCTGGTGCAATTGTATATTGCTGTAATAAATTACCATAAATAGAAAAAACCCAACTTGTATAAATACCAGAACCTACAATACTGACTACATCTACAATTATACTAACAGCATCTATATACGTTACTAAACCATTCATATAATTATATTCATTACTTATAATTTCAATAGGAGTATTTGCAGTTAAAGTTGGAAAAGTACCAAAGGTATTCGATACTAAAAAAGTTTGGAATCCAGTTTTAATAGTACCAGTTCCTGAATAATTGTAAGAAGGTATAGAAAAATTACTTAATTTTGCTAATTTAGCAGGACTTGCTGGACCAGTAGGACCAGAACTATCTAAGCTCAATGAAAAATTAGATTTTTTATTATCTCTATAATTTAAAAAAGAAGATACTAATGATTTACTAGATGTAGGAACAACATCAAGATATTTTATAGATTTATTAGATGGTGTTGTTAATTTACTTAAATTATGATTTATAGTTAAACTTGATTTAACTGGTAAAGGAATAGATGGAACTTGTTTATTTATTGTTGGTTTAATATTAGCAAATGATTCATAACTAGATTTAATTGGTGTTTTAATAATCTTATTTACAGCAATATTATTATTAACACCATGTATTTTAATATATTTATTATTTACATCAAAATTATTTAAATAATTTAAATTAATTATACCATTATTATGTGAAACAATACTTGTATATTTTGGATTAGTTCTATCAGAATCAACAACATGAATTGTATAATTATTAATAGAAAATTTGTGATGATTATTAATTATAAGATTATTTGAATTATCATCATATACACAATCCGGTAAAATATCAGTAATATTAATAGAACCAATATAATATGCATTAGTAGATAATAATGAATTTTTAATATAGAAATGTAATTCACCGGAAAAATTAAATTTATTTGTTCCTAATATTAAATATTTACCATTTTTATCTTCTTGAACAGCAAGTGTCTTATAAAATTCTAAATTCATTCCATCTGAATTATATGATGTATAAACATGCAAATATTTATCAATTAATATATTATTGTTATTAACATGATACAAATTAATATCTTTTAAATTTATAATATAACTATCATTTGCATTATATACAATATTAATTTCATTTGATTTATTAACATTTTTAACAATAGACATATTACCTAGTGCATTAAACAATAATCTATTACTAAAAATATTAAGATTATTAACAGATAATAATGTATTTTCTCCAGTTTCAAATGAAACTACACTACCACTTTTAACTTTTAAATTACCACTATATAATATATTATCATGAATAATACTTAATTCTACACTATTGATATGCAATGGTAATGATAAATTTTGAATTGTATTTTTATAAGTATTATTACAATTATCTTGATTAAATGAATGTCCGTTATATCCGTAATTTGGAATAATATTATTAGATAATTTACAAGTATTTACTTTAATTTCAGATACAAGATCCATTATGAATCCATTTTCATGATTTAATTGAATATTGTAATTTTTATTTTCAGCATATTCTGGTATTTCAATTGTTTGATAATATAATCCAGGTTTAGTATATTGAATTGATTCATACTGGCATAATCCATTAATGCTAAGACTAAATATTGAATTTTTACGTAATCCATTGACAAAATATTTTATTAGTAATTCAGAATTTTGTGTTGTATTATATGATAAATTATTTTGATTAATTTTAAATACTAATTCTTGATTATTTTGATTATTGCAAATATAAATATACTTAGTCGGATCAGATGTAAGTATTTTATTTGTAGATTTAATCATTAAATAATAACCATTATCAATACCAGTAGATAAGATATTAAATATACTTGTTTTATTGGATAAAGAATATGTTAATTGATTTTTATCATAAATTACATTCTCTGCAACAATAAATGTTCTGGTAGTAGTAAATTTATCAGTATGTAAAGCTACTGTTAATAAATCATTGTTATCAAAAGCATTTTCATATATATTAAAATTTATTATAAAATTATCATCTGAAGTAACAATAAGATTAGGGCTTAATATTTTAATTAAATATTCTGTATTTTTAATATTTGTTAATACATTATTATCGATGGGTGAATTATCAAGTTTATCAGCTAGATTAATTAAACCCATATAGTTAAGAATTTCTTGTGAATTTTTTACATAAAAATGTAATTCACCTGTTAAATTAAAAGTGTTTGTATTTAATGATAAGTATTTTTCATTTGAATTATTTACAATTGGAAAAGTACCATATAATTTTAAATTTAATCCATCACTATTATTTCCAGTATACACATCTAATTGTTTATCAATAATTACTTTATCATTTTTAATATGATATGTTTTAACATTGTTTAAATTAATCAAATAACTATCATGATATATATAGGTAATACTAATTTGATTAGGTTGATTTACTTGAGTAATTTCTTGATTAGTAAAAGCATTATACAATAATTGATTATCAAAAATTCGATGATTATTTATATTAAATTTAGTATTATTACTATCAGAATTAACAATTAATGAATTTTTATTAAAATTTTTTACATTAATATTACCATTATAAGATGTATTATTATGAATAATATTTAAATTTAATCCAATAACTTCAGGTGGTAAAGGTATTGTTTTACTAGTATTTATTAATGAAATAGTAGAAGGATTTTGATTAAACGGTATACTATTGAAACCAGTACAAGGTAAAATATTTGTATTTGGAGTGAAAGTATTTACTTTAATATCTGATACAATATCCATTATATGACCAGAATCATGAGTGAGAACAGCATTATAATTTTTATTAATAGCATTATTTGGAATAGTTAATATTAATTCATAAGAACTACTTTTAGTAACAGGAATTTGTGGAGATTGATATATATCACCAATTTTTATATTAAAAGTAGAACCAAGATAGAATCCCGAAGCAGTAAAATTTAATAGTAAATTTGTATTTTTGGTAACATTATATGATAAACTATCTTTATTAATATTAAATATTACATTATTATCTTGATTGCTAGTAATATAAACATATTTATTTGGATCTGATGTATATATTTTATCAACAGAAGAAATAATTAAATAATATTCACCATCAACACGTGTAGATAAATTAGTAAATATTTGATTATTAGATGATAATTTATAATTAATTTGATTACTATCATATTTTAAATTATCAGTAACAACATACGAGCGACCAGTTACATAATTATCTGAATGTAAAGTTACTGTTAATATATCATTATTATTAAAACTATTTGCATATATATTAAATTCTAGTAGGAAATCATTGAACGTATTAATTTGATTAGGGCTGAGTAGTTTTATTAAATACCCAGCATTATTCGTAATATTAGTTGTCATTGAATTAATATTAGAATAATTTATTTATATTAAAAATTAAATTAATTAAGAAGTAATTACAAGTGTATTATTTAATGCTTGGCATAGATATCCTGTAGAAGGTGGTCTTCCTGGTGTTGGTAATGGTGGTGGTGGTGAATCTGTAATGTAAACAGTATATGTATCATTTATTAAACTGGATAAATCACCAGGATTAATAGTAAATAATAAATCAGCACCAACAGTTCCACCTGAAAGTGATGGAATTGTATAAGGTCCTAATGTAAGTGTATTACTATATGTATTACCAGATAAGAATATGAATACTTGATTGACTACAATATTACCAGATGAAATATATGTCCAATCCCAGTTAACCAAACTAATATCAAATGTAACAACACCACCACTTTGACTGTATACAGTAGGAAATATAGTTGAATTAATTGGACCAATTACATCAGTTAAATAACCAACATTTGCATTTAGTGAACCAGAACCATATGTTGGATTATTAGATATATATATATTTGGACCGGGACCATTTGTACTTGGATTATACATACCTAAATATAATGTAGGATTGCTTCCATAGGTGTATAAAAATGGACCATATGATATATTTGCAGTTCCACTTGGTCCTGTTGTAAACGTAGTTGGGTCTGTATAATAAATATTAGTGTCATCAGAAAAATTAATGTATAATGTAGAACCGTTTATAGCATAATTGGGTGAATAATTTTGAAGATACATATTAATTGTATTATTTACATATGTTTCTAAGTTTAATGTACCAGTAGGACCAGCAGGACCAGTAAATCCAGCTACTAATGGATTCACTATATCCAAATAACCAGGAGCAGAATAATCAGGTAAGCTTACTTCTAAACTTAATGTACCTTGATTATATGGAATAGCAGCACCTGTAACACCTGCACCATAAATAGGATTATATGTTAAATACATGTATTGTGGTATACCAATATAACTTGAATCAAATGTTGCATTAAATGTTGCATAATAATTTATATTATCTGGAGTTGTAATAGGAACAGGTGCTTCTACACCATTAATTGGGAAATAACTTGACCATGTTCCAGTAGAACCATTACCAGTAGTATACATATATAATTGATTAATTCCAATATCAGAATAATATGTTTGCCAATTGGGTAAATTTATTTGTATTTCAGTAGATTGACCAACAAGTCCTACATAAGTATTAGATGTACCAGTTAAACCAGTAGCTTGTATTACATCAATTATATTAGGTGTCGGATCATTTAATACAAAATTAACTGGTGATAATCCATATTGTTGAGATTCTGTTAAAATATATGCATTAAATGTATAAAAACCAACATGAATTGGAGAATTACCATAAGTTGGATTGGTATTAAATACTAAAGAATCAGTACATTCACCAATAGGACTAATATATACAGGAACTGATGCACTTGTTAAAGGTTGATTTGACCAATAAAATAAAAATCCTTTGTCAATTGTTCTAACAATGCGAACATATACCCAATTAATTCCAGGATTATATGCAGGTGTAGATACTGAATAAACAGTTGATGTACCATTATCTATTGTAAGTAATCCATTAATTGAACTATCAACTATTGTATTTGTAATTGTATATGTTAATCCATTACATATTAATTGTAATGATACATAATCACCAGTATAATCATTAAAACCATCAATAGTCAATATAGTTTCAAATACACCATTTACATATCCACCATTAATATAAGTAGCAGTACCAACTTGACCATTTTGTGTTCCAAAATAACTATTTTGGTCTAATCCATATCCAAAATTACTTGAAATAGTAGTCCATTGACCACCTATTAAATTAGTAGCTATAGTTGAATTCATTGGTAAAATATTAGGATTTCCTGTATTTGGATTTGTATTTTGTGCAAATACTAAGGTACCTTTATTATAATTATATCCATTAATTCCTTCTGTTCCAGTTAAACCAGTATATCCAGTTAAACCAGTAGCACCACTTGGACCAGTAGTACCAGTAAAACCAGTATATCCAGTATAGCCAGTTGGACCACAAATTGGATTATATGTTAAGTATAAATAGTAATTATTTAAATTATTAAAATTTGTATTAATAGTCATTTCATAAGGACCTGTAGGACCAGATATACCAGTTAATGCAAATGGACTACCTGCTAATGGTGTATATAAATTTTGTTGGTCATTTTCTAAATATGCACCACTGGGACCAGTGCCAAAATATACATATAATTGATTAATTTGATAATATGGTTGCCAGTTTGGTAATTGAACTGTAAATTGTTCATCTAAATATACATAGGCAGATGGATTTACGTTACCATCTATATCATATAAATTACCAAGTTTTGATGATGAAAATACATCATTATGAATAGAAATTTCAGGTGTATTGTCAATTAAATTAATAGAACCTGCAGTTACATTGTTAACTGGAAAAAATATTTGAGCATTACTAAAACTACTGCTACTACTAGATACATCAGATACATAAATATATATACGGTCATAACTATTAGAACTTGTAGTATACCACCATGGATTAAATATTAAAGTTGCAGTAATATAATATGTATTATTAGTTGAATTATATTGAATGGGAAATGGACCATTACCAATAGGACTAAAAGTAATACCATCATATTCAGCATTAAAGAAATTAGCAGCATCAAATGTGAAATATAAATATAATTGTGTAAATGGATAATATAATTGCCAACCAGTTAATGTAATATTAAATGTAGTAGGAACTGTTACAATTGAATAATTAGCATCAGTAGATCCTTGATTAATGTAAGAAACAAAAATAGGAGTTGCAGCAACAATTGCTACTTGACTAGAACCAAATGGAGTAGAACCGTCTACTATTTGTTGATTTGTAATAGCTATGTAATGAGGACCACCTATAGTAAAAGTTATATTTAATGTTCCTTTATATACACCATTAACAATTTGTAATTGTCCAGAATTAGAACCATTATTAACAGCATCTGCTTGAACAGGAATATATCCTGAATTAGCACCGCAATCATATACATAGAAATATTGACCATAAAATTCAGACCAATTAGAAAGAATAAAAGTAAATGTAGTAGATACATTCAATTGTGCATAAATAGGTGAAATATTTGCAGTAACTACAGCTGATTGAGGATTTACAGGAACATAATCATAATAAATAAATGATTCAATAAATGTTTGAAAATTAATAAAATTATAATATGATTTATTTGTACCAGTCGAACCAGTGTAACTAACAGGACCACCATTATAAGATGTTAATATACCCATATCAGTTGTAATATTTTGTACATCTTTGAATATTGTAAACATATTTTCTAATATACCAATATCATTAGAATCTATTGGTGTTGGTGTTTGATATAGTAATTGTTGATATCTAACAGTATCATTAGAAAATTCATATTGATAACCAAATGGCATACCATTGTATTGTAAATTAAAATTTGTACCAGTACTACCAGTAACACCAGTAAAAGTAGCATTAATTGTTTTAGTACCAGTATTAATTTCAATATCATATGTATTAATTGGAATATCAAAATATACATTACGTAATGTTAATTGAACATTATAACCAGTATATACATATTGGAAATTTAAGAAATTATATTTAGTTAATTTTGTACCATTACTATTAAAAATAGTATTATTAATATTTAAAATTATATAATCAACAATAGTAGTAAATAAATTAGTAGGAATTGTTTGATTATGATTGTTATAATAATAATATTGGTATCCACTATCAAATGTAGAAAAATCAGTATCTTTAATTAAATAACATCCAGTATTACCAGTAAGTCCAGCAGAACCAGTACCACCAGAAGGACCAGAAATATATAATTCATATTCAGATGCAAGAATTTTATTATTTACTTTCCAGTAATCATAGTTATTATGAAATTGTACTCTTTCATTAAAATTATTGTATTTACCAATTAAACTTTGACGTACTGCAAATATTAAACGATAATAATTTGCATAATTAATATTAGTTTTAATATTATCTAAAGAAAATGCATAAGGAAGTTTAAATTGTTCATATACAGCTGTATAGGAAGGTGGTGATGTATTATTATTTATTGTAATATTAACCAATGAATTTATAAACATATCTACAATATCTTTTAATCTATCTATTGATGTAAATGTTTTAATTCTTACATATAAATCATCATATGATATTTCATACAATGAATTTTGATAAATAATCTTTTTAGATTTTAATATTAAATATAAATATTCACATATTACATTAATCAAACCACTTTTCCATTGTACCGCAGTTACATTACTTAAAATATTACCTAATGACATTGGTGTATTTTGATATGAAGAGGCAATTAATTCAGTTTGATTTAAAATAAAACATTCAGATATTAAGAAATAATAGATTTGTGCAATTACAGATGGTAATACTACATTACCTTCAATATAACAATTTACTATTGCACCAGTAGAATCTTCTAATGTTAAAGTTCCCATATAATTATATGGTGATAAGATACCAATTGTATATGGATATCCACCGTTAATTAATCCATTTTGATTAAAAGAATTTGTTACAATAGGTTTTTCATTTAAAAATTGTTCATAATTTGCATTATTAGGTAATATATAGGATAAAGGTGCATCATCAGGAACACTATTTAAATCATTTAATAAATCATAAATAAATAATAAATTATCCATATGTTTGTTAATAAAGAATGGATGAGGAACATCTTGTAAAAAATCAATATTACCTTTAGCAGCAGCACTGATTATTATATTATCAAATGTAGATACTTCTTGTTGAATTCCAGTATAACCACTAAATGTATTTAATCCAGTAATATGTCTAATATTTTTACTAGCTGGATCATTATATGTAAATGCATCACCAACAAATCCATAATTATAATTTCTAAATTGTATTTGGTATAATGCAAAAATATACATAAATGAATGTGGTCTATAACCAGTAGCACCAGTAGGAGTAGGATAACCATTATAACCAACTGGACCAGTTGGACCAGTAGGACCATAATAAGTATTAACTTGTGCAGGAACAGATTTATAAGGGAAAAAATCAGTATTATCTAATTTCAATTGATGGAAATTACTAAAGAAATATTGATTACCAGTTGATAAGTATTTTAAGAAATAATAACTAATTGGTAAATTTGGATTATCATATGCAGCAATATTTGGTTTGGCTGAATTATTACTTAAATATGAATATAATAAATTCAAATGAAATACAACAGTATGAGATGCATTTTGAATATTATATAAATCATTGTATACCAATGGAATTAAATTATAATCAACATTGCTAGAAAAATTAAAGAACTTATCATAAAATGTTAGTGAAGTAACATCATTTACAGAATAATAGTCATTGTATAATATAAT